GTTAGTTCGCCACCCATCATAAATAGTTCCTGTTCCTTTTCATGTCCTTCTAGATTCTTTACTTGATGAGGATGGATTTCAGAATGATGATGAAGATACTTTTCAAATCCAGCAGAATCATGAACGGGAAAACATTCTAAAATAAGGACGTGTGCTCCATATTTTTGTTTGAATTCACTGAAACGATTCTTAATTCCCTTTCGTGATTCACCAATTTTAATAATATATTTTCCTTGGTCACATGATTTAATTCGTACAATATAAACAAGAGAGCCAGCGATTTGTCCATATTCTTTTAGAAGGATGCGATGCTTTTCAAGTTCAGGAGTAATGCGCAGTTCTTCTGTTTTCTGATCTAATAGACGTTTCTGCTCTTCCATTTTCTGTTTCAGTTCTGTTCCTTCTTCTTCAATGACTTCGTGAAGCACTTCTTCCATTTTTAGATAGTACTCATGAATCTCAGATGCTTTCTTTGTTTGTGCTTTCAGACAGAGCGACTTGAAGCATTTGATGGTCATCATGATTTTTTTGATGTTGTGACCGCCATGGTCATTTTGCTTACGCGTTCGCGTAAGCAATGATTCTTTCTCCAAACTTGCTCCTCCGATCGGAGGAGCAAGTTTTTTATAGTCAACACCATCTGTAAAATGTTTTTCTATGATACGTTCCGCATTATATTTTTGACTAAATCCCATCCATTTCCATACATTATCTAAATCAATTACAAAATCTTTTTTTGTATCATAATTCAAATAGCAATAAAAACTACCAATGAATAATTGTTGCTCTGCATCTGAGAAGCTTGTTTTGATTTTATTCAATAATTTAACATTATATGTATTTGTAAGCTTAGAAATTGGATGATTTTCAATCAGTTCTACAATATTAAGTTCTGACATGGTGTTTCTAGATATAGATGGTATTAGACCTTTAAGTAGAATGCTTTTGCTTTTCAAAAGTAAAAGCATCCATACTACTAGATTAATCAATATGATTGCTGTAGCAAGATTGTAATACAATTTCCCATATATTTTTTATATACCGAACATCGGAATTAAAAAATATATTAATTTTTATTTTAGATATAATATAAAACATAGTACAAAATCCACGTAAAGTGCTTAGTTCGAATAAGATATTACTCCACCAATTTAATTATTTCCTCATATGATTTCATCAAGTCTTCCATTTCTTTATTTTTATCATCACCATATGGATTCAGATAGGGGAATTGTAGATAGTATTTTTCAAGTTGTTCTTTTGCAGATTGTAATTTATCCTGTAAAGATACATTCTTTGCACTGGTTGTTTTCCATTTGATGCCCTCTGTTTTCAAATCAATTCCAAAACGGTCACCATGAGCACCATTCGCTTTGATATACCATACATGTTTAGGAATCTCATCTACTGTCACTCCTGAGTCAGCCGGTAGTTCAATACGTCTCTCTTTTTGTTTTTGATTGATATTTTGAGCAGATTGTGTGATAAGGTGAAGATTTTCTTTGCGATTGTCCAATCCATTGCGACTGATATGGTCAATGGATTCTTTGGAGCCTTTGCCTGGAAATCCAAGTCGCCCCATAACCATGTTGTGGAGATAGAGTTCCTTTTTTTTACCATCAATTTGTAATCCATGACTAATATACGCATTTGCGATATAATGCCAACTATAATCTTTTACTTTAATAAAATCTTCTTTATCAATTACTGTTTTAATAAATTCATCATTAAATTTTATTTTCATAATAGTATATTCTTTACCATGATATTCCACGTGTGTATATAATATATCATTAGCAGGCTTTCCTATACGACCTGTAAATTGAACTATCTCTTGTGATTTGATTTCCATTTTCAATATTTATCTATACTCAAAATACGAAATATTTTTTATCAATTTTACACATACATGAAAATAACAAATATAATATATTCCACACCGGGAGGTATGAAAAACACTAATTGCTATATGCTAATCCACCCATGCCCGACATAATGCGGAGAACGTTGTAGTTGGTGGCGTACACGCGAACGGTGGACGACAAGTTGGTGCCAACCGCGTTGTTGGACACGGTTAGGAGAAGCGTGGTGTTGTCGATACGCGACAAATTGCACGTGCCCGATGGCTGGTGCTGCTCTGGCTGGAGCGCAAAGCTGTATACGTTAATACCAACAGCGGGGATGTTGGTGTGGTGCTGGTATGGCTGGACCAAGTTGAAGTAGGCGCCCTCGCGAACCGAGAAGCGGTCGTGACCGTTGAGCTGGAGAAGCGCGGTGATGACTGGGTTCTTGCCCGCCATGCCCTCGACACGGGTGACGGAGTAGCCAGACTCAAGCACGGAACGGTCCCACCAGTCCGAGTAGTTGAATGGCTGCTGACCCTTCCATGGGTTGATGATGTTGTCATCGCATGAAACGAACGAGTCGCGCTGGACGACCCAGATGAGCTCCTTGCATGGGTGGTTGAAGTTGAGCTTGAGCTTGTTGGCAGACGAGGTAATCGACTCACCACCAGTGAACTGGAGGACATCAATGAGGTACTCGTGAGAAACCTGGGCGAACTTGCGGCGCTCGTCCGTGTCGAGGTAGATGTAGTCGACATAGAGAGAGGCGGCGGCGAGACCGCACTGACCGACACGGTTGCGAACAGCGTGGGGGTCCGAGGAGTTCGAGTAATCCCAGCAGACGTTGTTGAGGGTGTTGAACTCGAGGTTGATGCGGACCTCGTGGTACTGCAGAGCAATCAATGGCAGAGCAAGACCTGGGTTGCGGCAGAACCAGAACTGAAGTGGGATGTACAAGGTGTACATGGGTGCGCACTGAGTAACGACCTCAGAAGTGAGGGGCTCACCGCCATAGCAGTCGTTGTCGCATGTGGCACCACCCTGGTAGAGAAGGTTGGTGAGCTCGGGGACGTTGCCAACCATCTTGGCGTATCCAGCCTGCTTTCCAGCCTCCTGGGTGAGCTCGTTCCAAATGTGAAGCCAATCACCGTAGTGCTTGTCGATGCGCTGACCACCGATTTCGATTTCCACGTACTCGATGAGGTTGTGACCGATCCAGTTGAGCCAACGAAACTGAGCACCCGAACCATCAGATGGCTGGAGAGAAACCTGAGGTAGAGTCGCCTGGAGGTACATGCGGTGGATCAAATCACCGTTGCGCTGGATAGTGCAGGTGACCTTCTTGCCGAAGTTGGGAGCACCGTTAAAGGGGTTCTCAATCGATTCCATGGCAAAGTTGGTGTGGCGGCGGTACACCACCTTAAAGAAAGTAATCTGTGGGTTACCAGTAAGGTAAACGTCCTGTGCGCCATAGGCGACTAGCTGCATTAACCCACCCCCTGTCATCGATTTTTATACTACTTCAATAGAAAATAATTTTGAGAAAACACAACTTTTCATAAAAAGTAGAAATTTGCCGGGATGAATTTAAATAGGTAAAATCTTATAAATATGTAGCATAAATCAAATGTATTTTATAAAAAATACGCATTCATCATTACCTGAAAATAAATGACTAAAATTTGAATGGTAAGATATGCATATTATTGTCAAAAACATGGCAGAAGCAAAACCGAAATATATTCGTAAAAAGTGTGAACATGGCAAATATTCATTTCAGTGCAAGAGTTGTAACGGGTCTTGTATTTTTATAAATTATTTTTAGAGGATCGATGATAATTATTTATAAAATTGACTGTATGTATTCAGAGAGAATCATAATAAAATGGCAGAAGTAGAAAATGAAATAATAGAACAAGCCGTAGAGGTGATTCAACCCGTTCGCAAGAAACAAGTTCTAAAAAAATGTGAGCATGGAAGACGTCAAGATATGTGTATTCCATGTCGTGGATCAGGAATATGTGAGCATTTACAGATACGTAATATATGCAAAGAGTGTAAGGGCAGCTCTTTGTGTATTCATTTACGTCGGAAAAATATGTGCACAATTTGCAAGGGAGCATCTGTGTGTATACATGAAAAACAAAGAAATACGTGTAGAATGTGTAAGGGTAGCTCATTTTGCTCCCATGATAAAATTCGTTCAAAATGTAAAATTTGTAAGGGCGGCTCCATTTGCGTCCATGATAAAGAAAAATCTAAATGTAAAGAGTGTAATCCATCTGCATATTGTGAACACGAACGTATCAAATATACATGTCGTATTTGTCATCCAACCATACTATGTATTCATGAACGAATAAAATCAAAATGTAAAGATTGTAATCCTACATTATCTTGTGAACATGGTAAAAGAAAAGACCGCTGCAAAATTTGTAAAGGGTCGGGTGTGTGCATTCACGAACGTGATAAGTATGCATGCAAAGAATGCAATCCATCATTAATAAAACCAAAATATGCCCGCAAGAAATGCGAACACAATCAATACACATTTTATTGTATAACATGTCATCCTTCATTATTATGTGAACATGAAAAACGAAAAAATAAATGTAAAATTTGTATGGGGTCGCGTGTGTGTATTCATGCTCATGATAAATATACATGTAGAATTTGTAGAGGTAGTGCAATTTGCTCCCACGATATATTAAAATCTGAATGTATCACGTGTACACCAACGATTGCATGTTTACATTGTAAGCATATCAATGCTTCAAGATCAAAATGGACTCCCTACTGCTTTCGTTGCTACTGTGTCTTACATCCAGATGTAGAAATTCCTCGAATGTACAAACTCAAAGAGCATCTTGTTCGCGACCGATTAAAAGAAGAATTCAAAGAAATCACCATGCGATTTGATAAAATCGTAGAGGGAGGATGTTCCAATAAACGACCCGATATTGCCATTGATTTTGGGTCACATTGTCTTATGATTGAAATTGATGAAAATAGACATATGAATTATGAATGTGAACACAAACGAATGCTACAATTATACGAAGACATTGGATTCCGAAACATCGTCTTTCTTCGTTTTAATCCAGATGCATATCAAGAGGACAAGAAATATTGTTCCCCTTTTGAATATAGTGTAACAGGTGCCATTCATATTGACACCGATGAATTCAATCGTCGCATGGAACAGTTAATAACACGAATCCATGCACATCAATCGGTACCAATAGAACCATTCACAGTAGAGTATCTATTTTATGGAAATGTGAAGTAGTTTTATTTACGTTTTTTAGAGCTTTTAGCTGTCTGATTAGTCGCTTTAGAATTGTTTGGCACTCGACTAGTCACATTGGGAATGTTTCGTGTGTGTCTTGCTTCTTTAGGAATCTTTTTCATAATTTGTTGCATCTCTTGAAGAATATTATCTGGATAGGGACGTTCTTCTATTGAAAAATTGCACATACTCTTTAATAATTGAAGCATACTATAAAATGCAGCCATTTCCGAGCTATTATTGCTTGATTCATTTATAGGAAATAATGTACTAAAAAAAATAGTCATTGCTATTCCAAATCCAAAAAAGTCAAAATAGTCCATGATACCATCCGATATTTTTTCATTTTTTGTAACAGCATTGTTGTTTTTTTCAAAAAGGCTATATAAAAATGCCATATTACTTACATAACTATCCTCAAAATACTTTTCTGCGTTCTTCTCATTAATATACCATAAAAAAAGTAACATTCTATCATTCAAATAATATTTAGAAATATGTTTTATACCATAAGGAGCAACTGCTGCTGCACTTACACATAGAAATTCAGGTGGTATTCGTTCAGAAATTTCAGTTAATCTTCTATCTATACCAATATATTTATTAAATCCTACTTCAAATGGTTCATGAAATTCAAAATCAATGAAAGTCATTTCACCTGTTTCTGGATGAATCGTAATATTCTCTAATCTTATATCACCATGATACATTTGATTTCCTCTTAATGCATCAATTTGTTTCATTAATTTATAACATTGTTTCATTAAAGTAGAAATAGGTAACTTACGTATCATCGTTTTATTATTATCATGTTTAATAGCTTCAAAGAGATCAATACCAAGATAAGGCATACGTATCACTGAAAGAATAGGTATTTTGCGTATCTTATTAATCATATGTGCTGGAATACTCGATGGTAGATCATTTACTGTGAAACCTTCCACTATTTTAACAATTTGTTGATTATTACCTGTTATACGTGCCATAGACTGTGCTTTATTATGAATTGCCCTCGCATTATTAAGATTCCCTTTAAATGATACTCTATTTACATACATAGGATGTTTACTTTTTCCTGTATAGATACCATACGTAAATCCAGATGCTCCAAATCCTAAAAATTTTCTTCTTTTTTTAGATTCCACATTACGTACTATAGGGTAATATATACGGTTTCTAGTTTTATTTTTTTCTTTATTTTTTTCATTTTGTGTACTTTGTTTATTGTGTGCACTTGTTTCATTTTGTTTACACGTCGGTCCTGTACACCAATTTCTAAATGCACTTAAAAAGCTCATTTGCAAATCACTCTATTCATTCCATTTTATAAAAAATAAACCCCTTCATAAAACACTGATTGGAGGGTTTAAAAACCTCCCTCTACTACCGTATAAGTACCCTACATGAGTGATAGTGCGTTTTTTAAAGTAAAAAGCTCAAAACGTAGCAATCCTGAAGCTCGTACGACATTAGATGCGATTCATCACCAAAAGGTCCAGCATTTATTGGAACAACAAGAAAACATCGAGTCCTATCAATCCGAACTCGCTACCCTTCAACAAAAAATCAGTCAGAGCACCTCTGACATTGAAATATGGCGATTAGAACGCGATGCCGAAGCTCTCGAAAAGAAAATTAAAGCCATCGGTGACGGCAGTGAAATGATGGATTATTATCTGCGCTCTGGTGACATCCTCTACAACTATTACGACATCCAAGATCACATCCAACAAGGCACCATGAATTATCAATCCAATAAGGCAAAACCTGGTTCCATTCTTGCCATTCTCGGCGGTGTTGCCCATGAACAACCAGACGGCGACATGACCCTGTCGGGTTCCTCTACTTCCGTTAATCCTGTTCCTACCGAAAAGAAAGGTCTACAACGTAATCAATTACTCAATGACTATTTACAAATAGAAGACCCCTCTATGGCACGTAATACAGTCGATGATTACGATGATCCATGGACATTATGTGACGTATGCGGAAATGAAATGAACATGTGCCTTAATGAAGCAAATCTTACTTGTTCTAAGTGCGGACACCAAGAATTTATTTTAGTAGATAGTGATAAGCCGTCGTATAAGGACCCACCGCGAGAAGTCTGTTATTATGCCTATAAGAAGATTAACCATTTTAATGAGTGGCTTGCGCAATTTCAAGCCAAAGAGAGTACCGAGATTCCATCCGATATCTATGATGCGATTATGGTGCAACTCAAGAAAGAGCGCATCACCAACATGGGTTCGTTAAAACCGACCAAACTCCGTGAAATTCTACGAACAATGAAATGCTCCAAATATTATGAACACATTCCTCATATTATCAATCGTCTGAATGGACAAAATGCACCCTTCATGTCACGGGAAGATGAAGAGAAATTGCGACATATGTTTCGTGAAATCCAACCATCTTTTAAGAAGCACTGCCCGAAAGGTCGTCGCAACTTTTTGTCTTATGGCTATGTTCTCTATAAATTCTGTGAATTGCTGGAAATGGATGAATATTTGTCATGCTTTCCGTTGCTCAAAAATCGTGATAAATTGTATTTGCAGGATAAGACGTGGCAGAAGATATGTAAGGATATGGGTTGGGGTTACATATCTACTTGTGGGTGATTAAAATTGACGATAAAACGCATCAAAAAATATCAGCTTAAAGAATACAGTATATAATATAATAGAACCATGGCAAATCGCTATCAAACTTCTAAAATCTATAGAATTGTATTCAATGATGGAAAATATTATATTGGATCGACCACGCAAGGATTAAATATTCGTATGAATGTACACAAGACTTTGTCTAAAAAGCATACTACTACTTTATACGAACATGTGCGTAAGGTTGGATGGGAAAATGCAAGTATTACACTTATTGAACATTATCCATGCGCATCGAAGGATGAATTAAATATAAAAGAAAAAGAATATCGTATTCATGCTAAACATGATATGTTGTGTCTAAATGATACTGATGATATTGAGGATACTGATTCAACTAATCATACTATCTACAAATATGGAAAATTATATCGTCTTATTTGTGATACTGGGTATTATTACATTGGTTGCACAGTATCTGAATTACCATTTCGTCTAAATAATCATAAACAACTTTCTAAAATAAAGAATGACCCTCTTTATGTATATATCAATTCGATTGGGTGGAATACAGTTAAGATAGAATTGATTAAAAATATACCATGTTACTCTAAATATGAATTAGAACAACTAAAAGAACAATATATACATACATTGGAATATTCCCTACTTTGCCTGAATCATCTGCAACTTGAGGAAGTGGAAGAGGAAGAGGAAGTGGAAGAGGAGGAAGAAGAAGAGGAAGAGGAAGAGGAAGAGGAAGAGGAAGAGAAAGAGGAAGAGAAAGAGGAAGAGGAAGAGGAAGAGAAAGAGGAAGAGGAAGAGGAAGAGGAAGAGGAGGAAGAAGAAACATACATAGATGGTAAAATCTATCAATTATTATGTATCGATGGGCATTATTATTATGGTTCAACTGTTCAACAACTATGTGACCGATTGAACGCTCATAAAACTTTATCAAAAACAGATAATACAGTTTTATACAACCACATTAATACAATTGGATGGGATAATGTTAGTATGGAATTAGTTGAAGATTATCCATGTGAAACCACTCAACAATTACGTGCGAAAGAAGATGAATATATTACACAATCAAAAGATGACCCTCTTTGCCTTAATGTAAATAGAGCATATGTATCAAAAGACGAACGGAAAGAGAAAGTGAAAGAATACTATGAAGAAAATAAAGAAGAAATCCTCGCCTATTCAGTACAATATCGTGAGGAACATCATGA